GCTCGGCGCCGGCGGGGCCGGGATCGGCGGCTCTCAAGCGACCGCGCAGACCGCCGTCAGCGAAGACGCCCCACCACAGAACTGAGGTCGAGCATGTCCCATATGCGCAAGCTTGTTCGCGCCACGATCAATGCGCTCGGCGACGATGAGGTCGAGGTGGTCATGTCGACCGACGCCCTGGCGCGCGACAACCACATCCTGATCCCTCAAGGTGCGGTCCTCGACAATTATCGCGCCAATCCGATCGTGCTTTGGTCGCACGACCCAGACAATCCGGTCGGCAATGCCGAGAATGCCGCCGTGGGCATGGATGCGATCTCCGCCCGGGTGCGGTTCGCCCAGCTGGGCATTTCGCGCAAGGCCGACGAGGTCCGGGGGCTCGTCAAGACTGGGGTGATCCGCGCCGTCTCGGTCGGCTTCGACCCAATCGAGATGGAGCCGCTCGACCCTAAGAAGCCGCGCGGCGGCCAACGCATCACCAAGTGGGAGCTGCTGGAGCTTTCCTTCGTGAGCGTGCCAGCCGACACGGGCGCCGTCGTGACCGCTCGGGCCCTCGAAGCTTCTCCGACCGAACCGTCCCCGCGCGCCGACCCCGTGCGCCATCCCCGTGAAAAGGAAGCCGGCATGTCCGCCAAGCCCCGCGCCCGCAACGCGAACGCCGTTCGCATGGCCTCGCGCAAGATCCGCTTCACCCGCGGTCTCTATCAGGTGGCCCAGCTCTGCTACCTGTTCGAGGAACTCGGTTGGCACCTCGACATGGCCAAGTGGGAATCGGCCATCGAGGGCGACGCCAGCCAGGTGCCGGGCATGTTGGCTGGGGTCCTGTCCGACCTGGGCGACGCCCTCCTGGCCATGACCGAGGAAGAGATCGCCGAGGCCCTGGCCGGCTATGACGTCGAGCCCGGCGCGCCGGACGATGACGAGGACGACGTGGTGCTGGTGGTCGAGGAGCGGGCGCGCATCGCCGCGGCGCCGTCGCCGGCGGTGCGCAGCTTCCGCCGCGGTTTGGCCCACGCCAAGCTGCGCGCCGGCAAGACCTTGTCGGCCGAGACGGTCCGCTGCCTGCAAGAGGCGAAGGCCACGCATGACGAAGCCATGGCCCTGCACCGCAGCGCCATGGGCAAGCACCGTGCCGCTCAAGGCGCCATCGACGACATGATGGACCGCGCCGGCGTCTCCGACCCCGCCGACGAAACGACCGAAACGGTCCAGGAATCGGACGGGACCGACGTCAGTGACGGCTCGGACAATGGTCGCAGCGCCGATTTCCAAACCCGCCAGCTCGCCCTGCAGGCCCTGTCCGCCGCGATCTGACCCCTAGAATTTCGCCACACGGCGAAACGCCCTAACGGCCCTTAGGCAAGGCTGCTGGCCCGCTGTTAAGCGCGCCGATCCCCCAGATGGAGCCCCACATGCTCGCCGAGCTGCTGAAGAAGCGTGCGGCCGCCTTTGACACGTTCAAGGTGCTCGCCGACAAGCCGACCCTCACGACCGAGGAGCAGGCTGACTACGAAGTGAAGATGCGCGCCGTCGACGATCTCGACGGCCAGATCAAACGCGCCCGCGAAAGCCAGGCCCGCGCGGCCTCTACCGCCCAGCCCGTCGAGGGGCAGGAAAACGGGTCGGACATCCAGGTCCGGGAGCGCGATCCCTACACCAATGAGGCCGACGCGGTGGCGATGGGCCTTACCACCAGTCGCGGCCTGCGGGCGATCGCCGGCATGAAGCTGCTCGCCGCGGCGGGCGGCAACATCGCCTCCGCGCGCGCCCTGGCGGTCGAGAGCTTCGGCGAGCGCCATTCGCTCACGCGCGCCTTCGAGCCCCGCCGCGATGCACAGAGCCGGGCCCTGATCACCTCGGTCGGCGCCTCTGGCGGCTTTATCGTGCCGCCGGACTATATGAACGAGATCATCGAGCTGCTGCGCCCTCAGGCCGTCGTTCGCTCCTCGAACCCCCGCGTCATCCCCATGCCGCGCGGCACCATGACGCTGCCCGGGCAGGCCTCGGCCGCCACCGCCAGCTATGGCGGCGAACAGTCGACGGCGACCCAGTCCCAACAGACGCTCAATCAGATCGTGGCCAGCTTCAAGAAGATGACCGCCCTGGTTCCGGTGTCCAACGACATGATGCGCTATGCCGATCCGGCAGTGGACGCCTTCGTGCGCGACGATCTGGTGCTGGTGGTCGGCCTGACCGAGGACAACGCCTTCATCTTCGGCCAAGGCACGGCGGATACCCCGATGGGCTTCTTGGCCTTCGCCAACCGCTGGGTCCAACGACAAGGCGGCACGCCCGGCGTCTGGCTGACGGCGGCCAACTCGACGGCGGCGGTCAACGCGGCCGACCCGGCCAACTCGACCGGCGGCAACTTCATCACCTCGAACGAGACCTACACCCTCGCGACGGTCGCCGCCGAGCTTGGCGGCGCGGTCAACCGCCTCGATACTGCCAACGTCCCCGACAACCGCCGCTGCTGGTTCATGAATCCGCGCAGCTACAACTACCTGTACAACGTCCAGAACAGCCTGGGCGTCTATGTCTATCGGGAAGAGCTGCAGAGCGGAAAGCTGCTCGGTTATCCGGTCAAGAAGACGACCCAGATCGGCACCAACTACTACGACGCCACGGGCGCCCACACCGACTGCTCGTTCGTGTTCCTGGTCGAGATGACCGAAGCGATGATTCTCGACTCCATGAGCCTCGAGTTGGCGGTCTCCCGCGAGGGCACCTACGTCGACGCCGGCGGCACGACCCGCTCGGCGTTCCAGTCCGACCAGTCGATCATCCGCGCCATCGCCGAGCACGACTTCCAGATGCGCCATGATCAGTCGATCGCGGTCATCCAGTTCGTGCGCTGGGCGCCCGCGATCAGCTAGGCCGCAAGCCTGGCGGCAGAGTGAAGGGGGCGCCTCAAGGCGCGCCTTCACCGTGCTTTTCCCAACTCTCAAGCTCCTCGGAAGGGGAATTCCACGATGAACCCGTCTACCCAACACAACGTCGGCGCCTATGTCGCCGTCGCAACCAGCGTGGCGCCCCAGGCGGCCAGCGCGGCCGTCAACGGCTCGAGCATCAGTCGCCTCGCCCATAACCTGGCGCTTTCCTGCGTCCTCCACCTGATGGCGGGTGCGGAGGCCGGCTCGCCCACGGGCGCGTCGGTCGTCGCCAAGCTGCAGCATTCGCCCGATGGCGCCACCTGGGCCGACTATACGCCCCCGGGTGCGGCTTCGGTCGCGCAGACCGCAGCCTTGACGGCGGTCAATACCGAGACCTCCTTGGCGATCGACCTCTCCAGCGCCAACACCTATGTCCGCGCGGTCGTGACGCCCACCCTGACCGGGGGCACGTCGCCCACGATCCTGCTGGCGGCCGACCTCGTGTTCGGCGGTGAATCGCTCGGCCCGGCCGTCTAACCGAGGTCGCCAGACTTAGGGAGCGGCCCTGGGCCGCTCCCTTTCCCTTTCGGAGACCGCAATGAAGCCTGACACGATCCAGGGTCTGCTTGTCGCCCGCGCCGCGACCATGGCGGCGCACGATGGCGTCCCTGCGGGCGCCGTGCACATCCACGGCGCCGCGAACCAGTTGCAAGTCGAACTGCTGTCCGCGCGCGATGCGCTGCTGCCGCCGCCCAAGGGGGTCAAGGGCGGAGCGGCCTTGTCCGAGGTCGTCGCTGAGAGTGCTCAGCGCGAGGCGCCGCCGGCGAAGTCCCCGTCTGGCAAATCGTCCAAGGCGGACAAAGCCGACCCGCCAGCGGCCAGCGACGAAGTCGCCGCCGACGCTCCCCCACCTGCCGCGCTCCCCGAAGAGGCCGCTGCCGACGCCGCCGCGCCAGGCGAGGCCGTCCAGTGAAGCTCGTTACTTTCGGAACGGCCATGGCCCCGCATGGGGTAGGCGACACGCGCCTGGTGCCCGACGCCGTGGCCCGACGCTTGCAAGACGAGGGGCTGCTCTCAGCCTCCGAGACCTTTCCCTCGGCCCCGACGTCGTCCGCGCCTAAGCGGCCGGAGCGGGCCGTCCTCAAGCCTCACCGTCCTGCCGGCGTGCCGGACAAGCGTATCGCGGAGTAGACCATGTCATCCGATCCCTACGCCAACTTCGGCGACGACCTGCTGTCGCCGTCCAGCAACGCCGCGGCGGTCACGCCCAGCGACACCGTGCCCTTGGCCGTCGCCAGCAAGCGGCTGTGGATCGGCGGCGCCGGCAACGTCGCCTTGATCACCGTTCGAGGCGTCGCCGTGACCTACGCGTCCGTGCCGGCGGGGACCTATCTGCAGGTCCGCGCCAAGCAAGTCATGGCCACGGGCACGACCGCGACCAACATTGTCGCCGAGTCCTGAGGGCGCTGTGGGCTATTCCGTCGTCACCACGGTGCTGTCCAAGGCGGCCAGCTACACCCTGACCGATCTGGCGACGACCAAGGACGAGCTGTCGATCGACAGTTCGGACACTAGCGACGACACCTGGCTCACCCGGGCGATCGGCCAGGTGTCCCGCTCGATCGCCCGCTACACCAAGCGGGTGTTTCCGCCCGAGCAGCTGCAGGATGTCTTCGATATCCAGCAGGACGCTTATCCGTCCCAGACGCCGGGCGGGTTCGCCGCCCTGCAGCTCAGCCGCTGGCCGGTCCTGGCCGTGGCCTCCGTGGTCCAGACCTTGGCGCCGGGTTCGACGCAGGCGTTGACGGCCGGCGTGGATTTCAGGGCTGACCTCGAGACTGGCCATTTGCTCCGGCTCAGTCCGTTCACCGGCGTCGTCACCACCTGGGAGGCGATCCCGGTCAGCGTGACCTATACCGCTGGTTTCGGCGCGCTCGCTCAGGAGGCCCACGCGGTCCCCGCGACGCCATTCGAGGTGTCGGTTGAGCAGGTCGCCGCCTTTTCCTGTGATCTCGGGGTCAGCTACGCCAACGGGACCGCGTTGACGGCCGTGAGCGGCGAGCCGGCCCAGGGCCAGTACAGCCAGGCTGCCGGCGTCTACACGTTCAACGCCGCCGACGTCGGCGAGACGCTGACCTTCGCCTACGCCGCCTTCGAGGCCCCCGACGATCTGATCGAGATCTGCCTGCGGCTGATCTCCGGCCGGTACTTCGCCAAGGACCGTGACCCGGCCCTGGTGCAGCAGGATACGCCGGGCGTCGGCACGCAGCGCTGGTGGTTCGGCGGGGTGCCGGGCCAGACGGGAGCCTTGCCGCCCGACGTCGAGGCGGCGCTCGACGAGTACCGCGTGCCGACGCTGGCCTAGAGGATTCGCCATGATCGATATCAACGAACTCAGAATTGGCTCGCTGGTGCGCCTGGCGTCGGGCTCGCCCAAGATGACGGTCATCGGCTTTCCGGGCGCCGCCGTGCCGCGGGGCCATAAAGCGCCCCCGCGCAAGACGGTCCAGGTGCAGTTCTGGAGCGAGCGTCTGGGGCTCGTTAAAGCCGAGCTGACGCCCGAGGCGCTGGTCTATCCGCGGGTCTTGCCGCCATCGCCGGTCGATCCGGCGCGCGAGGGCGAGTCCGAGGACGCCTGATCGTGGACACGATCCGTATCAGCGTCACGGGCGATCGCCAGGTCGGCCTGCGGTTCGACAATTTTCCCGACGCCCTCTACGAAGATCTGCGGTCCGAAATCGATGCGCTCTCGAGCGAGCTGTTTACGCGCGTCCAGGCGGCCACGCCCTCTCTGACCGGCCAGCTGCGCAGCCAGGAGCGCGAGCGCCTATTCACGGATCCAAACCGCATCACCGGCTACGTTGATATCGCCGGTGGCAAGGGCTCGCAAGACTTCGCCAAGGCGGCGGCGCTCGAATACGGCGCGCACAAGGCGACCAAGGTCAAGGCCCACGCCATGGGCCTGGATCACCACTGGGCCGAGAAACTGGCCGCGCCTGAGCAGGTGCTGGTCGAGGCCTATGTCCGCACGCCGAACATCCAGGAGTTCGCGTTCGAGCGCGGGCCGTTGGCCCAGATGCAGCCCGAAGTCATCGCGCGGCTGAACGCCGTCGTGGAAAAGGCCGTCGCCGAGGCCAACGCATGAACGACGCCTTTGAGCCAGTCCTCGAGGCGCTGTTCGCCAATCTCCAGGCGGCCGCGACGCTGTCTCTTTCGGCCAACGCCTCGGCCAATAGCCCGGTGCTGAGCAACGTCAGCAATTTCGAGGGTTTATTCGTCGGTCTGCCGGTGTTCGGGCCCGGCGTGGCTCGGGGCGCATCCATCCTGGCGCTCGATCCGCAAGCCGAAACCCTCACCTTGACCGCCGCGGTGAGTGCGGTCGGCGTGGAGGCTCCGTTTTCCACGGGCTTTATGACCACGGGCCGACGCCTGCAGCACTGGACCCAGGTCGCCGCCCAGCCCGCTCTGTTCCTGCGCCGGATCGGCACGATCGACGAGTACGAGCACGGCAGCTTCTTTTCGCGCACCACGCTTGAGTGCGAGGTGTGGATCTACAGCAGCGCGGGCAAGAACCCCGACGCCGTGCCCGACGTGATGCTGGGTTGCCTGGACCAGATGGTGCGCCAGAGCTTCGCGCCTGACGGCGACTATGGCGATCCCCGCTACACCGTCGGCGGCCTGGCCTATTGGTGCCGAATCGAGGGCAAGAGCGACTATTCGCCGGGTGACCAGGGCGGCCAGGCGATCGCCCGGCTGCCGGTCCGTATCACCCTGCCATAGGGCTTTGTTGTCGCGCTGCCGGCCGTTGGCCTGCTTGAGCGCAGGCCCGCTCAAGCAGCAAGCGGCGCGAGCGGTAGCGGAAAGGAAAATTCCATGTCCCAGGCCGTCATCGTCAAAAACTGGTATCGCACCCACCTGTCGGCGGGCCCGATCGCCCAACACACGCCGGCGTACAACCAGCTGGTCGCCGCGCTGCCGGCGCTCATCGCCGCGTTGGAAGCCGAGGAGCCTGCGCCGGCCTCGGTCGAACAGCCTGAGGCCGACGCCGCAGCAAAGGCAAAGCCCGCAGCCCCGGTTGAACCGCCGCCGCCCTCCGAACCTGAGCCGCCCGCCGGCGCGCCCGGCGCACCGGCCGCGCCCCAAGACCCCGTCTCCGACCCGCCCGCCGAATAAACCCGGCTCCGTCCCGAAAGGATCGTTCCCATGACCACTGCGCTTTCCGGCAAGCCCACCTTCGGCGCCGGCCGTGTGTTCGGCGCCGCCGCCGTCACCAACCCCACCCCCGTGCGCTTCCCCGTGCCCCAGAGCCAGTCGATCGACTTCAAGCGCAAGGTCGAAAGCCTGTTCGGCGAGAACCAGCTGGCCGTGGCCGTCGGCGCCGGCCAGATGGACGTCACGGGCCAGATCGAGTTCGGCAAATCCCACGCCCGCGTCTACGCCGACCTGTTGATCGGTTCGGCGGGCACGACCGGATCCTACCTCGAGGCGGACAAAGAGACGGCCGCTGTTCCCGGCACCGGGCCGTACACCATCCAAACCGTCAACCACACCACCTGGCTGTTCGACCTGGGCGTCGTCGATGTGGCCACCGGCAACATCATGAGCTGCGTCGCCGCCGGTTCCGAGGTGGCGGCGAAGGCCTACTCGGTCGCGGCCGGCGTCTACACCTTCGCCGCCGGCGACGAAGGTGTGAGCAAGCAGATCTCGTACGGCTACAGCAATGCGACCGCGGGCGAGACGGTGACCCTGACCAACCAGTTGCAGGGCCAGACGGGCGCGTTCAAGGCCACGCATGTGCTGCCCTGGGGCGCTGAGCAGGACATGTTCGTGCTCAACAACTGCATTTCCTCGTCAGGCGGCATGTCGGCCAAGTCGTCGGGTTTCGGCACCAGCACGCTCGAATATACGGCCGCCGTCGATACCACCGGCATCCTCGGGGTCGCGACCTTCGCCGAAGCGGCCTAGCCATGGCCACGGAGGACGAACGCCGGGCGCTGGGTCGGACCCGGCGTCTGGTGTTCCAGAACCTGGCCAACGGCGTTCCGCCCGAACGTGTGCGCCAGGACCTCCAGATCTCCGCCCTCGAGCTCGACCAGGCGCGCCGGTTCGTGGCCAAGAAGATCGCCGACTTCCTGTTCCTCAGGCGCCTGCCGCCGGTGCCGGCGGACGATCTGGGGGCCATCCGCCATAACCGCCGGGCCTTGCTCGGGGCGCTGGCGCAGATCGGCGACCTCAACCTGTCCACGGACGTGATCGTCATCCCGGCCACGGCGACCAAGCCCGAAACCCGATTCACCCTCAAGCTGACGACCCAGGCCCTCGACCACCCCGAAATGGTCGAGGGCATGAGGCATCGTATGAGAAACAGCCACTCATGACCGAAACCCGCGACCTGGTCCTCGGCGGCCGCACCTTCGCCGTGCCGCGCTTCCCTCTGGGCATGACCCTCAAGTTCTACCCGCTGCTGCGCAAGCTGGCCAACAACGGCTTCTTGACGCGCTGGCTGGACCCCAACGACATACCCTCCGACCAAGATATGACAGACCTCTCGACGGTCCTGTTCGCCGCCGCCCAGCTGGGCGACCCCACCCTGACGCCCGACGCCTTCGACGCCTTGCCCGCGTCCCCCTCCGAGCTGTTCGACGCCCTGCTGATCGCGCGCTATCAATCGGGCGGCTGGGTCCCGGCCGCCGCTGAAGACGCCGGCGGCGCGTCTGCCGCGGGGGAGGGCGCGGGGGAGCCGACGCCCCCGAAATCGACTTCGGCCGAATCCTTGGCAGGCTGATCCGCTACTTCCACCAGCCCAAGGAGTACTGGCTGGAGAAGAGCACCCTGCAGGACTGGATCGAGATCTATTCCCGCGAGCTGGTGCAAGCGCCGCCAGTCGATGATCTCGCCGCCTGGTACCTCAAATACGAGCCGCCCGAGGACACGCGAACGGCGTTCGCGTCCGATCCGACGTCCGATGACGACGGCTGGGAATGCCCCGTCGATATGACCGACTAGGCCCGCGCGCTCAAGCAGCGCGCCGGCGGGCGCGCGGTAGCGCGGCAAGAAAGGCGCGGCCCATGCCCAACAATATCGCGGTCGCTGTCACCGCCGACGTCGCCGACCTGCAGGTCAAGCGCGCGATCCTGTCGTCCGAACTCAAGACGGCCAGCAAGGATCTCAACGACTTCGCCAAGACCGCCAACCAGAGCGGGCTGACCGACACCCTGCGCACCAGCATGTTGGCGTCGGCCGACGCCGTCGCCCGGGTGCGCAACCAGATCGCCAACGTCGATCGCCAGCTGAAGGCCTTGAGCGGCGGGTCGGCCGCCGCCGCCGGCGCGATGGAAGGCCTGCACACCGGGACCGCGGGCGTCACCCGCGAATTGATTGTCCTCGGCCGCGAGGCCGCGCGCGGCAACTTCAGCCGCATGGCCGGATCGGCCACCATCCTGACCCAGCGCCTGGGCCTGTTGACGCCGGCCGTGTTGGGGACGGGCGCCGTCATCGCCGCCATCGCCGCGCCGATCGCCATCTTCCTGCTCGCCGCCGAGCAAGGATCGCAGCAGCTCGCCAAGTTCAAGAACGCGATGGAGGCGACCAACGGCTACGCCGGCGTGACCATTTCCCAGCTGCAGGGCATGTCCCAGGAGCTGGCGAACTGGGGCCGCGAGGGCATCGGGACCGCGACCAAGGAACTGATGGCGCTGGCGGCCAGCGGCCAGTTCACTGGACAGACGCTGAGCCTGGTCGGGGCCGACGCCACGCGGATGGCGCAGCTGACCGGCGAGAGCGCCGACAAGTGGAACACCGAATTCGAGAAGATGAGCGACGGCGTGGCCAAGTTCGCCGCCGACTTCCAGGCGCGCTACGGCCAGCTGACCACGGTGCAATACACCTACATCCAGCAGCTCGAGCAGCAAGGCCAGAAGGAAAGCGCCGAGCACGCCCTGGCCAAGGACGTTTACGACTACCTCGGCCAGCAGGCGCCCGAGCAGTTGGGATACCTCGAACAGGCTTGGCGGGCCCTGGGCGAGGTTGTGGCCGACAAATGGGATCAGATGAAGGCGATCGGCCGCAACAGCAACGCCGATCAGATCGCCGCCGTCGAAAAGCAGATCGACTATCTACAGGCGCAGAAGGCGGTCGACGACTCGGGCAACTATGACGCCGCGCTCGCCGGCGCGCAAAAGCAGCTCGCGCTGCTCCAGGCCCAGGAGCAGACCGAAGAGCGCAAGGCGCAGGCCCAGGCGCAATCGACCGCGATCCAGAAAGACGGCGTGGCGGCGGCGCAGAAGCTGTCCGAGCAATTCGAGGCCTCCAAGACCAGCGGCGAAAAGCTCAAGGCCACGCTGCAGGGCATCAACGACGAGCTGAAAAAGGCCGTCGCGGCCGATCCCTCCAACGCGGCCAAGTACCAGCAGGAGGCCGCGGCCGCCCGGGCCCAGGCGATGAAGTCCGACACGCCCAAGGCGGCGGGCGGCGATCAGGTGGCGCAATGGGAGCAGCAGCTCCACGCCCAGGAGGTCGCGTCCCAGGACTTCTTCTCCGACCAGACCCAGATGGAGCTGTCGTTCTGGCAATCCAAGCTGAGCGTGGCCACCCAGGGGTCCAAGGCGTGGCTGGACGTCCAGTCCAAGATCTACGATCTGCAGAAGTCGCTCGCTCACCAGGCGTATGACGCCGACCTGGCGGCCCTCAACGACAACCTGGCGGCTGACAAGGACAATTGGGCCAAGGAACAAAGCGATTGGAACGCCAAGCTGGCGTTCATCAAGGCGCACTATGGCGCGCTTTCAACGCAGTATCTCGAGGCTGACAAGGAATTCCAGGCCGCCGAGCGGGCCCATCAGGCCCAGATGGCCGACATCGCCAAGGAGGCTGGGGCCAAGGCGCTGGCGGACCTCAAGGCCAACCTCGACGCTCAAAAGGCCATCCGGCAGGAGAACGCCTCGGCCGAAGAGGCTTTGATCCAGCAGCAGGCCCGCTATAGCAGCAATCCGCTAGCGGAGGTCGCGGCGGCGGCGCAGGTCGGCGCGATCCACCAGCGCTTGCTGCAGCAGCAGCTCGCTGACGACCAGACCTATCAAGCGGCCCACGACGCCTTGCTGCAGACGCAGGTCGACACTGCGCTCAAGGCTTTCGGTCAGGAATCGCAGAACTATCAGAAGGCGGTCGACGCCAAGAAGCAGGCTGACCAGACCTTCGCCGATCAGTCGGCGCAGCTGCAAAACCAGATGGTGGTGCAGAGCCAGCAAGATGCGCTCAAGGTCCAGCAGGCCTGGCACAGCTCGGTCGATCCCATGGTCCAGTCGTTCGGATCGGGGATCGTGGGGATGCTCAAGGGCACCGAGACCCTGACCCAGGCGCTGCAGGGCGTCGGGGAGACGATCCTCAACGTCATCATCACGTCGATCGAGCGCTGGGTCTCGGCGCAGATCGTGGCCATGATCACCGGCCAATCGACGGGCAAGGCCGCCGCCGCCTCGCAGGTGGCCACCAACATCGCCCTCGCCGGCTCGGGGGGGATCGCCTCGATGGCGGCG